TTTATTTAGTTCCTGCTCCATCGCCTCAAAGTCGGGCTTGTCAATACAGGCCATCGGGTTCTCCTCAAGAACGCAGCAGGCTACCTTGTAGTAGTGCTGATAGTCCCCGTAGATAAGGCGGTCTTTATGCATCCTTACGGCATACGCCACCGAGCTATGGTCTTTGTCTATGGCCTCACCAAGTTCGTGGAGCGTGGCGTGGTTGCGGAATGCTGATACGAATGCTGCTCTTGCAGTAGATTCTTTATGCGCACGGCTTCCATTGTCTTGAAACCCAAGACGTGCAAAGTATTGCTCTTTACTTACTTTTAGTTGACGTAGTTCGAATGGTCTCATTAGCATTTGCAGCGTTTCGCTCTGCCCTCGTTGTAATTGGTTATTATTTTAGTCATCGGCATAGTGTAGTGCTTGTGGTCTGAAAGTCTCTTAAACTTCATCTCACTCGCCCATTCCACTAAATTGTCATCTTTGTCTTGGATAATGGTGTAGTCCACCACAAGGTAGTCTGTTCCATCTACTGCAAAGCATTCGTACTTCTGAAAGGGGGAGAATATCTGCCTCATAGGTTGTCCTCTATTATCCCTTGCAGGCGTTGTATCTCGTAGTGCATCTGTTCGCTATCAACTCGTAGCTTGGCGTTGGCAAGGTACATCTCGTTCATCTTACCCTCTGTGAATTGGCGGTAGTCAATGAACTGCTGAAGTAGTAGGTCTGCATAGTGGCAAGACATAACGTGGTGCAGGATGTCATCTTGTACCTCTCTGCCTTTTGCTTTGTCTGCTGCTTGCTGCGCCAACCACATCGCAGTACCCGCAAGCATCAACTGCTTCTCCCTTATGTAAAGGTCGTGGGAGTCATCAGAAGGGTACATCGCTCGCAGGGGTTTCATCCGTTTTTATCGGCAGCAAGTTACGGCCGTTTATCACAAAGCCAACATTACCTAAAACACTCTGCAAAACAAGCGGAGTTTCAAGGGGCGTTATGCGCCCTCCCGATTCCATCTCCTTGACCTTCCTAACGTGGATGTGCGTGTAAATCCAATCGGTTTCGTGTGCAGCGAATCGGTGAATCACAATTACGCAGTCGCTTCGGTTGCCCCACTTGCCGCCACCTTCAATGTCTGATGTGTTTGGGGGCATCGCCATACCCTCGTACTTGTGGCCTTTGTAGAATGTCTTGCGCATTGCTTCGGTTACGGGGTGAGCGTTTACGATTGTCGTGACGTTGTTCTGATGGGCAAACACACGAAGCGCAGAGGCTACCTCGTAGTGATATTCGTGCATCCCTGTCTTGCCTAATTTCTTTTGGTCTGTTGATAGGGAGTTGTACGGGTCTATCAAAGCACCTGTATAGTTCCATTCGTTCTTGATGGAGTTCATTACCTCAAGAAGTTCAAATGCGGTGAATAGCCTGTTGCTGTCAATAAATTGGAAGTACTCGTTGATGAAGTCAAGCTTGCGGTACATCATCCCCTCATCAATCCCTTGAATGGGTTTGCATACCAAAAACTCAATTAACTTTCGCTTGAGGCTTGGCACTTCGTTCTCTGCCGAATAGATGAGCCACTTCTTGCCAAAGTTGTACGACTGCAAAAGCATCAGATAAAGCAGGGTGTGGGTCTTGCCCAAGTTAGCGTGGCCGACTACGACTACGAACTCACCGTCTTTCAGGCGTAGGTACTGATCTACTTCATAAACACCGAGCTTGCCCGTGTCGTAGTACTTGCCCTTGAGAGCGCGTTGAAGGTATGGTAACGAAGATTCGTTAGATAGGAGGTCGGGGTGTATCATTGATTCTGATTGGTTAGCAAATATAACAAAATAGTTGACATAAAAAAACCCCTCCGTAGAGGGGCTTCACACAACGACCTATTAAAAACCAATCAGAAAGGGTCGTTGCGATTTGCGAAATGCTCGGTGTGTGATGCAGGGGCAGCACTCTGCCCTGTCATCCAAGCGTTAAAGGTCTCTGCGTTGGCAAGGATGGTGTTCACATCGTGTTGTGCAGCACAAGCGTACTCAACCGCAGCCTTTAGAGCAACCTGTCGGATGATTGAAAGTGAGCGCTCATCGTTATTTTTAGGCGCAGATGTAGCTGATTGGTTATAGCCACCACCACCAAAAGCATTGGCTCGTTGGATTTTCACGGTTCCCTTTTCGTTCTTGGTGTACTCCACGTCTTCGCCTACGGCATAGGGTGGGGTCTGTGACTTGGCAAAGGCAGTACCGAAGTCTCCGTTGTCAAAGCGAACCTCAAGCTTGAATAAATCTTGCCATTGGCCTGTCGGGGTGATTGAAATAATTTTGGACATAATAGATTGGTTTTAGATAAATAGAATTGATTGCTGCTCCAATACATCAATACGAGCTTGAAGCTCTTGTATCTTGTTTTGAAGTGCTTGGATTTGTGCTTGTTGCACTTGCACCATTTCGGTGTAAACGTCTGAAGAAAAAGATAAAGTCATAACTGATTGGTTTTACATATTGATGTTACGATTAGAAAGCGTTTGCCTAAACATTTCTTTCATACCAAGAGCGTTCTTCTTGTCGGTTCGGGTAGTAGCAGTTTCAAGTTTAGCAGACCATGTGTTGTAAAACTCAAGTAGGCGTTCAGTAGATAAATGTTGCATAATGATTGGTTTTTAATTATACCCAAATATACAACTAATTATGAATTGACCAACACGCCACTAAAAATAATTTCTGCCGTGTCTTTGGGAATTGTTGTATCGTGTACCAACTTTAAGGAATGCACATATTTGCGGCTATCATCCTTTACGCCACCCCAAGTCTTAAATGCGTCAAGGGCAAACTTCACCGCCATTATCGCATTGTCAATATCATAACGGTAGTTGACCTTGCAATGGATGTGTACGTCTTTTATCTCTTGCAGGTCATACTTCTCAAGCTGCGACATCACCTCTTTAGATATTAACTCCTTTGCCTTTACACGGGCAGTCCAATGCTTGGAAGCGTAGAAGGCGTTGAGGCTTGGAACCTTGCCTACGACAATCTTGTATGTCAATTGTCGGGTATCAGATAGCCGCATTGTATGGCGAAGTGCAGGTCTATCTTGGCAATCTCACCGAGTAGCTCTTGTTCTTTGTACTTCGCCTGTTGGCGAGCTTGGTATGTGGCTTCGCAGTTTGACATTAGCGTAGCGCACTCCTCAAGGATGAAGTCTATCTTCCTGCGTTTGGCAGGGTTAGTATAATACTGCATATCGGCCTGTTGTTGTTTGGCTTCCTTCGCTTGTTGCGCTAATTGTTGGCTGCTCATCTTGGCGTTCAAGTTCAAAATTTAGGTGAGCGATGGCCTTGCGGATGTCATCGCAGATGGGGTTGTGAGGTTTCTTGCCTGCACGCATTAGGTAGGTGAGGGCAGTTCCAAGATTGTAATTATCAGGTTGGAAGTCCATCACCACATCCTTCGCCTCTATCTTCAACGTCTTGCCGATGTAGTACTTTGGTGTCATTAGCCAAAGGTACATCATCCCAATAAATGTAGATGTGGTCGTTCATAGAATTATTTATTAACAAAATTTGCGTATGTCAATTTTATTTTGTTTTTTATCAAAGTTGAATAGTTAACTTACTTAACTTAACTACTTAATCAACTATTAACTTGACTTTAGTTAGTAGTTAGTCAACTCTTAACTTTACCAAACAACTTAAAGAAAAAGAAACTAAACAAAGAAAAAGAAAGAAGTTGCGTTCTAACGCATCCAAATACCTCAAGGTATAGAACTATACCCTTTCGCATATAAAGTCGCTTAAAACGCCTCTAATGTATCTTAAAGGGTATAATTACTCGGTGAGTTTATCCACCCAACGCTTCACGATGTAGCCACCCACCAAAATAAGCATAAGCAAAACTGCTCCTCCCTCAAGAGTCCATCCCCTTTGCTTTCGCTCCTTCGTTAGAATCTTGGTCTGCGTTACCCGGATGGTATCGGGCAAGCAAGTTGCCTCAACGTACACCTTTCGGTCTATGTACTGAAGCTGAAGGCGTACCTTGTCTTGGTAGATTGTCGTGTCCTTGTAAAGTTCCAACGTGTCGGTTAGGTACTTTGTCTTGGTGACAATTACCGTGTCCCGAACAACTACACTCTGAAGGACGGGTTTCACAGTAGCGCAACTGCTAAGAGCCGCAAGAGTCGCAGTCAGCAGGATTGTCCACATTGCAAGTCGGTTGAGGGGCATCCTCAAGTTGATTAAGCCATTCATCAAAAGAGGAGGTATTTAGTTTTGCCATTGTGCTTTACTGCTTTTAGGATTTGTTTGCGATTCTTGCTACTTGAGTAACTAACGTGAACCCACGATGGCGCAGTATCAGAGCCAAATTCCCAAATGAGTTGGTCAAAGTCTAAATTGTCCTTTATCCAATGAAATAAAACCTCGTTGCCTGCTTCGCATTTGAGGTCGGCAGCTTGAGCCTGTACGTGCTGCGAGGTCTTCGCTCCCCCTACTTTGCTATTCACCGCAGGGCTGCGGTATGCACTCGTTACTTTCACCGCACCTAATGCGTCTCTCGTGGGCTGTAAGACGTTTTCTGCAAGCGCACGAAGGTTGGGTTCCAAGTGCTTGGGTAAAGCGTTAGGAAGCCCTGTTTTTGTAGCAGTCAGTTCTTGGAGGGTAAAGTTCTTGGTCACGTTTTCAATATCAAAAGTTGTACGTTTTACACATTATGCTCATTTGAGTTTACACTTTGCACTTTTTGCATATTGCTTAATGTATATTTAATTGCACAATTTGTAGTCATAATGTACATTAAAACGTACATTAACAGGTAAAGTGCGTCTTAATGCACATTTTAACGCCCTTGACTCTTGTAGGGCTTGGAGTAGTTCTTACTCGCTTTATTGGAAGATGCACTCTTGGAGTGCTTGCCTCGCTTCTTGCTCTTACTTATTCGTTGGGTTACCGCCTGTTGCTTCGCCATCTTTAGGGTCTTTTAGGAACATAAGTGCAAACGCACCCATCATAAACGCACTCACCTCCGTGAGCGTGGCCTTCTCGTAAAACACAAGCACAAAACAAAGGCCGATGATTATCAGCCCAAGTAGAGTAGTCTTCGGGTTACCGAAGATGCGCTCAATTAGCACCTTTGTCCTTCTTGTAGTCCCTTCGCCACTTCCAAAGAGTGTACGCAAGTGAGGTTACAAGTACGGCTAAACCCAACATTTGATGGGCGTAGCTTACGAGAAGTCCTGCTCCCGTTAAAGACCAAGACGTGATTACGCTATCAGCCGACTCCTTTGTCATCTTTGTTTAGGGTGTTCTCGTAGGCAGATACCAAGACACGAACCTCATCTAATTGCATTAGTAGATTCGCCTCTTGCTGCTTTAATGCGTCAAGCCGTTGTTGTAAATGTTCCATTGGGTTTATTTTGCCCAAAGATACTTTACTCGCCTTCTGCTACAACAACTTCCTCAACCACTACGGGTGGAGTTGGAAATTCTGCACCAATCAAAGTCAGTCCCAACGTGGCGCAGGTGTACTGAACCAAGTAGTAGTTGTCTTGACCCCAATCTGCAAAGTCCTCACCTGTCAAAAGCAAAGTCCCATTGTAGATTTGTTGGTTGCCTTCATCTACAAGGTTGTAGAAAAGTTGACACGAAGTAGCTTCTGCTGCGAAGCCGCCTGCTGCTACGTTGATGGCTACGGCTTCTCCTGCGATGCCGAGCGATGTGGGTTCAATAGTGTAAGCCATTTTTTTTTGATTTTGTTTTTTTTATTATAGTATAAAAGAATCATCCCCCATACCCTCTGCGTAAAAATGTATAGTTGGGGCAGCACCACTATAAGTAAGGGTTACTTCAATGGTGTAAGGGCCTGCGTTGTTGTAAGTAACACTTATTGCAGTAACATTACCAAGAAGCGCATCTTCAAGCGTAGTGACAGATGCTCCACCATACGCATTCGCAAAGGCGCACGAAGTAGTTGCAAGATTTGAAACGTCTTGTCTTGCAATCACGTAAATTTGGGCTACCGCAGTATAGCCTGAAGTAAATATCTTTTTGGCCGTTCCACTTGCGGCAGCCGTTACGCTACCTTGAATGAATTGCTTTCGGTATGTTCCTGCGCCTTGATAGTGATACGCTCCGCTTAAAACGCTATTTCCGTTTACATCCAACTTCGCAGAAGGCGTACTCGTGCCGATGCCTACGTTGCCTGATGCATCAATACGCATACGCTCGGTAGCAGCAGTTGCAAATGCTATTGTGTTACCCGTGTTCGGGTTGAACATACCTGTGTCTAAATCACCTCTAAAAGAATAGGCAGGTGAAGCAGCAACACGACCCGAACCTGCATACTGAATGACAGGGTTGAAATTGTTACCATCACCAAATTGAGCATCGCCTGCGGAGGTGATGCGCATACGCTCGGTAAAACTTGCACCCGTAGCGAATACAATGTTTGTACTTGCTCCTCCTGCCGTTCCAAATCCCAAATCGGTGGCAGTTGCTGATGGAGTAACCGCAACTCCCGAACCTATTTGAGCAAAAGTACTTCCGTTATTTAATAAACTTATTGATAATTGACCAAAGGTAGAGTTGAAGGTAGCGGTAGTAGATGCCGCATCGCTAACGTGAAGGGAGGTGGCAGGCGAAGCCGTACCAATACCAACACGGCTCGTTGACAAAGCAAGAACCGAATCATTACCCAATCCATCAGATAGGTATTTAGCCGTTGCGCTTAATGGCCCGTTGTCCGTAACCTTAATAAGGCTATCGTATGTGTCCTGTGGGGTTGTCCCCGTTAATGTTGTTCCCATTTCTAATTATTCCAAGTTGTTGACCAAGTATTCCAAATTTCTTCTATCAACTGCCAAGCACCTTGCTCGTTGTTGCCGTAAAGGTTAGTAGTAGGGTGACCATAAGACAATGGCTGAACCATACCCCAAGAGATACTATTCGTTGCTGCTGCTTGACCCCAATAGATGTCATTGTTTGCTGCTCCTTGTCCCCAATCGCCTTGAACTCCCATTGTCTAAATAACTCTTTAACTTCACAATGTTGCTACGCTTCGGAGTGTAGGTCTGTTTCTTGCTACTCATAACACCCAAGAGCTGAAGTTAGAGTCAGTATCGGGGTAAACGTCAGCGTTGTTGTTGCTATTGTATTCGGGGAATGAGGCTTGGTTGTAGCTCATATAAGTGATGAACCTATCGGTGTAGTACTTTGCCAAATCCCGTGCCTTGCCTACCAAATAGTCAACCTCAATCTTTTCTGCCGTTGTGCTATTCTCGGAGTTGTGCTTGAACACCCCACCATTGCCGATGGTATAAGCAGCAAAAGGCAAGTACTCCACCATCGCGTAGTGAATCAGCATCGGCTGCAAGTAATCATTCACCAACGCCAAGTAAGGATTGGCAAGAGTATTGGCGATGATGTCATTGCTGATTTTATCATACAACTTCGTGCCTGTATAGTTTTGGATGTGTATCTCCTGTGCTATCTTAATAAACTGAATAAACTTGTCCGTGTCCACGTTACCGCCAATCGCGGTGTTGCGAACCAAGTCCTCTCGTTTAATCCATAATGCGGTTGCCATTTTATTTGCGTGGTTTTAAGAATCCTTCGTTGGGCATATCAACAGGTCGCTTCGCTACGTTTGTAGGATTGGTCTCAAGTACCACGCCCTCCTTCTTTGCCTTGTTTACACTCACCTCTGCGTTGGGGTTGCCCACGTCAGGAGTTACGCCTTCGCCTTTTGCCAAGTAGGTCTTGCGCATCCAAAAGTGATGGCATCTTGCACCGCCCTTGTATAACCATATTGAATAGGTTGCTGCTCCTTCAGGACCAAAGCCTGCGTTTACCGATTGACCTCCCATACGAAGTACATCCTCCTTGCGGTACACCTTGCCCGATGCTACCATCTTCCTGCAGAACTCACGGCTATTGGTCTTTGTAGTTTCGGGAGCGTAAGCATAACGAACCTTGTACCTCTTGCCTTCTTCAGTTACTCCGTCTTGGCTGCTCTTGGCATTTGGGAATGCGCTGCCTGTTGATGCGAAAGCGTACTTGCTTAATGCCTGCTCCGCATCGTAGTCAACAGGCCTTTCATCTACAAGCTCCCATTCATCCATATTCACGACCTCACCTACTTCTTCTAAAGCAGCAAAAGCCTCCTCAAATATCTCATCGCTCGGCTCTTGGCTTGACAACTTCACGCCTGTCTCCTCCTCACGAGTCTCCATATCCATAGGCGTAACCACGTCTTCCGTAAACTCCAAAGGCTGAAGGGTCTTGAAGTACAAGTTTAGGCTGATGTCATTGTAGGCAAGAATCATATCTATGCCGTCAATGATAATCTCCTGCTTGGGGCGAATAACAAGGTTATCCAAAAGCGTAGAAGCGGTCTTCAGTTCATCAGCGTTATTGCCCAAGCCCGAATTGTCCTTGATGCCCAATAGCATAGGGCTGACAATACGATGCGACACCATTATTTTCTGCGTGGCTTCAGCACTCAAGAATTGGTACTGCTCCGCAGCATCCGATAACTGCACAGGGTCAACAGTTGCCGCAAGGTCTTTATTGTCATTGAACGCAAGGATAAACTTACCCGAGTTTGAACTGCCGCTAAACTTCGTAGCAATCTGCTGCTCTATGCTCCTGCGCTCCTCCTCACTCGGTACTCCGTTGTTGAAGTTAATAAGCATTGAGGGGGCAAGGCCGTTCTGAATGTTGTTGATGTGGTAGTTGGCAATCTCCTCCTCAAGCTCTGCGTATGGCAGGCCACCTTGATAGTCAACGGGTGAGTAGTAGTAGAATCCTGCTCGGTAGGGCTTGATGTACAATATCTCCAACCCCTCTTTGCTTGTGCCAAATGCAGGGATGCGTACCGCAGTCTCTCTCCTGCCTTTTACGTCTTCCCAATCCTTTGCGTAGTAGTACGCCTCAATCTCTCCGTCTTCGTTGCACCTTGCGGCTCGTAGCGTCTCTACGGGGATGTGCTGCACCTCTACGATGGTGTTGTGATCTTGGGAGTATACGACCTGCAAAGAGCATTGCCCCATCATGACGTAGTCAGCAACAACCTTCTGCAAGCAAGACTTGGTGAACAAGCCACGCATCGCTGCGTACTCGCTCGGCTTCTTGGCAGAGTCCGTTGCATCCAATCCTTTACCGAAGGTCATATCCATCAAAGAGTTGAGGATAGCGTTGTTGGTGGGTGAGCCGTTGTAGCGGTCAATCAGATACCCGAAGTAGTCGTTGTTATCTCCGTATTCTACATAGTCCTTACCCTGCACCTCTTTAACAACAGGTGTGGTGTAGGAACTGAAGTTCACAACGTGGACTTTAGATGATGATGTACTCATTGTCATAGCTTGTTTCTTCGGTGTAGACGTTTTGGTTCACCGTAAATTTATCGAAATCAGTTTGTGAAGTTACAAAGACTCGGTCTCTGTATATTAGATTTCCCGATGCAAATACCTTCAAGCCATAGAATCTATTGTTGACAAGGCTGAACGTGCCTGTAAGGGTCATAAAACCATTAGCAGAGGCAGCAGTAACCGCAGGTGTTGCGGTGGTGTTTGTTGATTCATCAATCAGCGCAATTGTAACGCTCGCAGGGAACGTGCGTGGTATAATTACAATGGCTTGTGGCGAGGCTGATACTTGAAGGATATGCATCTTAAATAAATAACCTTTTACTTTGGATTTGTTTGAAAATAGAAAAGGGGCTTACGCCCCCTTCTTAATCTATATGCACTATTTAGCAAAATGCGAATATAATACTAAAAAGTATTTAATTCACTTTTAATGTTCTTGAGTTTCTGTATGAGCTTATCTATAACTTGCGGCTTTGAAGCTAATAAATTCATTAGGGCTTGATTCCCACTACTAACGTCAACTCCAAGCTCTTTTGCTGCTGATACATATTTTTCGGCCGTTTTATTTGCTTCAATATATTTAGCCTTTGCATCATTCAAAGCTCTTTCAACATTAGGAATTTGCTTAACTAAAACCTGCACCGCAGAAACAGAGTCCCATTCCGAATCAGTGGCCGCTTTGTGAGCCGACTCAAAATCATCCTTAATTGAAAACTCAACTTTTATTGTGCGTACCTCCTCACCAATCTTGGCGATTTTAGAAAAAATTTGTTTCATTATTTGAATTTACTTACGATTTCACCAATCATACCAAACGTATCTGCAATCATATTAGAGTATGCTGCAATCTGAACACTGCCAATTTGGTCAAGGCCTTGCGGTGGTTCAATCCCAATCTCACGAAATAATTTTTCAGCCTGTTGGCGTGACTTCGTAATTTGGTCAATATCATTATTCAATGCAGTTGCCTCACGCTCTAAATTACCTACTTCAGCAGCAAGTTCACGAACACGAGCAAGTACATTATCACGGTCTTGCGTATGCTTCTTAAATCGTTTTAAAAAGTCATCCTTGAGTTGCTCAAGGTTAGCAAGTTCAATTTTTCTCGGCTCTTGAGCTGAGAACTTTGCAAATATATTATTGAGTGTACTCATTGTGTAAATATAAGGGGGCTTGCGCCCCCCTAATTCATTTAAGAGTTAGAACCCACTACAATCGTTTCAACTGCACCTGCAAGTCCTGCGAATGGATTGGCAGTAGTAGCACCTGCAATGAAGTTAGCGGGAAGTTGCTCCTGTCCCTCCATTGTCAAGGTATAGCCCGATAGGTCACCCATAGCGGCACCCGTTACAATCGTTCCACCTGTTACTTCGGCTCCGTAGTTCAGACCCATCATAAAGGCGTTGCCGTTGTAGTCTTGTACCACAACGTAAGGCCGACCATAAGCAAGCAGCTTCAATTCTTTGTTGTCCTCCTTTGTGAGTTTGGTCAACGTCAAATTCAAAGTTTGCGTGAAGAAGGTAGTACCATTCTCACGGCTTGAGTTAAAGGTCTGCTCAAAAGAGCTATTGCCTTTTACAAGATATTGATAAGCAGAGAAAGTACCACTGATGTTGGTAATCTCATCGTTGGTGAGGGTAACGGTACCCAAGTCACCGAAGTCTACAAAGTACACGGCATAAATGCCACCTACTACGTCTTTACAGGGTACCGCCCTGCCTTTTGTTAAATCACAAGCCATTGTTTCTTTGTTTTATTAGAATTAAAAAAGAGGGCGAGGACATAGCCCAAGCCCCCTCTTGATTTACATTAACTCGGATTAAGAGTAAAGGACTACGTCAGCTCCGATTCCGTACTGAACTCCTGCGAAGAAGCGAAGGATTACTCGGATGTTGTCTGAACCGTCAAGGTCAGCCATATCAAGAACGCGAACCTCGTTGCGCTCGTTCAAAAGACCTGTTCCAAAGAACATATTGCTTGCTTGAGCAGCGACCATCTTGTTAGAAGGTAAGCCGTTACACATTACAACCTTGATGCCGTCAAAGAACAAGTCTCCGTTACCATACCAAGTAGTGCCTTTGTTGTCAACACCATTCGCTCCAAGACCTGAAGTTCCGAATCCACCAAGAGCGCGGACATAAGCCTTCGCTACGTTTTGTGGCACGAAGATTTGTAGGTCTTCCTTGCCGTAAAGGGCAGAAGGAATGGCATCTACAACTTTACCAAGCTCGGTGATTACGTTAGCAGCAGTCACGGTTGTGGCGGTTACGTCAATAACGTCAGAGTCGGCAGTCATCAAAGAAAGGAATCCGCTAAATTCTCCTGCTGAAGCAGCAGTTCCGTTCCAAATGTTCTGCTCAATCTTCTGTGAAGTCTTTGCAGCAACGTGGGCGATAAGGAAGTCAGCAAAAGAAGCAGGGATGCTATCGTAAGCAGAGAAACCCATCTGACCACCAATCCAAGAATCGTAGTAGTCCTTCTTGCAAAGCTGCAAGTTCACTTGGAATGGCTCAACCTCAAGGATGCGGTCGGTCAAAGTCAAGGTAGAAGTTGCATCAAAATCACAAGTTGCATCTTTTACGATGTCGTTTGTGTTCACCTTCTGAAGGGTGGTGCGGTAGTTTACGTTTGGAAGAATCTCAATGAGTCCTTTGTCAAGCGTGTTAGCAGAAAGAAGTGCAGCAGAGATATACTTGCTTGCAAACGCTCCTGCGTAGTTTGTTGTGATTGAAGTAGTTGTAGCCATTTTTTTATTTATTAACTGTTGATTCGTGCAAGGACTCGGTCAATCGCTCTTTCGGGGCGGTTAGAACTCATCTTTTGGACTTGCTTTGTTTCGGGATTATGTTTGATGGGCTTCGCAGCAGGTGCGGCAGATAGTTCAGCCTTGATAGCTGACATCTCCTCCTTCTTGGCGTAGCCGCCCATCTCCTCACGCATTCCTTTCATCTCCTCGCGCATCATTGCAATCTCCTCGAGAACCTTCTCGATGATTGCAACAACCGCAGGGGCTTCTTCTACTTCCTCTGCAAGTTCGGTAGATGCTGCGGCCTCAACCTCAACTTCTACTTCCTCTGCTTCGGCAGCAGCTTCTTTGATTTCAGCGATTACGCCTTCTTCGGTGATAACGAGTACACGACCATCTTCAAGGAGGTGTTCGCCAACAGGAGCAGCCACTCGGTCATCGCCACTAATGACAAAGACTTCGTTACCTGCTTCAAATGATTCTGCCTCAAGAACGGCTCCGTTCTCAAGTGTCATCTGCTCAAACTTAACCTCACGGATGGAGGACAGTTCGGCAAGGATGCGGTTTAGGATATTGTTTGCTTTCATATCTAACTAATTAAAGGGGTTTTGATTATTTGTAACATTTTTATAGGTCTTGCCATAGCGTATTTGTGGACTCCCATCGTGTGTTGATGGTCTGCCACTCCTCGCCTCTTATCCTAACGCTTATGCCTTGACCCACTAACGAGCCTATACCTTGCGCTTGCAATGAGCCATCGCAGCAGTTAGACTTGTAGGTGTTGTCTTTGCATAAGCATCCACGCCTGCCACCTCTCGGTGACGCTACGGGGAGTTTCATTGGTCTATACATTGCCAAGTTCTTTTAGTTTGGATTCTGCCCACCTCTTGCCTGCAAGACCACCCCATAGCAGGAACGATATTGTGCCGCAGGCTTGCGTGTCGTTCTCATCGTAGTATTCTTCGGCTCTTGATAGGTACGAGTACATCCGTGTGATGGTCTCAACAGATACGGGCTTACCTTGTGCAAGTTGCTGCGCCCTTACCTTACCGACAGGCGTTGCACACTTGTTGCCGTTCTTCTCGTTTAGTTCAATGCCACGCTTGGCGTTGTTGCGTACCGCATCGGGGTAGTCAGAGAACGACTCCATCTCGGTGCGTGTTCCCGACTTCTTACGACCATCTCTTTTTATGATTGCAACAATCTGCGCAAGCATCAACGCTGCTTCTTGCTCCTCTATCTGTGCCATCTCTTGCTTGGCAAGGTTTAGTTTGTCCACGAAATACCCCTCAATAGAGAAGCCTTTGACCTTTCCTGTCTTGACAAAGTTTGTCCATATTTCGGGGTTGTTGACTTTCATAGATACCATCCAAGTGCCTATTGGTAAATCAAAGCCGTACTTCTTGCTCTTGTCTTGTACGTCATCTTCAATGATCCACGACTCTACAACCGTGAGGCCGTTGATGCCTACCTCGTGTTCAAGCGTAGCGTTGTTCTGCTTGGACTTCTGAAAGAACATCTCGCTTGCTTTGCGGATGGTGGCTTCGCTGAAGTAAACGTAGAACTCCTCTTGCCCTT